TTTTTTAATCTTTTGTTTCCTACATTATATTGGAAATCTGAGTTGTCTAATGAGATTACATCTGAGGCATCATCAATAGCTTCTTGTGACATGAAGAATGCTTGTTCACTATCTGTGTCTAAATCATTTTCTGTTAAAACTGAGCCATCAGCATAATCTGTAAGCCTTGCAGTCTGAGAGGTTTTTCTCCTAATCTCAATAGCTGAAGCATTCGCAGGTGCAGTATTAAATGTTAAAGTTGTTCCTGCGGCGTTCAGTGTAAATGCTGTAGTAGCTGTTCCTGAAACCGTTACTGTTAAATCTGTTGCCGCTCTGTAGCTAAAAGATATAGCAAAAGCTGTTGTACTAGCGTTACCTGTGTAACGTACAAAACTATTTGCCATGTGTTATTTTCCTTATTTTGGGTTGAATTCTTCTAAAAGGGGTACTTTATTGAGTTAGTATCTCAATGTAGTTTTTCCTAGCTTTTTTCTTTGCATTCTTAGAAATTGTTTTTCTAGCTTTTTGCATGTCTTTAATTTTAGGAAACTCTTTTAGTAATTGTTTTTTAGCTTTTGCTTCTGCTTTGTGAACAAACTCTAAGATAAACTTCTGTCTTTCATCTCTTCCTGCGATAGTACCATCAGATTTTTTATAAAGTCTACTCTTAGGGTCTGCAATTACTTTTTCAATTAATTGTTTAATAGTTAACTTTTGACCTTGATAAGAAAGCGTAACTTTTCCTGATAACTCTCTCCACCTATCATAGGCAGTTTGTTCTGTAGATGTATTTTTAATTGTTCTTAAATCTACACCAGATTTTCTGTCAATTTTTGAAGGTGGTCTATAATCAAAATCTCTATTTTCATAAAACTTTTGTAGCATTGGGTTCTCAGTCTTAGTCATAGCAAATGGTGAAGACCATAAACCAGACTTACCTCCTAAACCAAATAGCCAACCATTGTCTCTATCAATGACTTCGCCATACATATTACGTTTAGGCATAATACCATCTTTACCTTTGAATGGATTTAAAGCTAACAATCTGTCATTCAATGTAAATACTTCTTTTTGATAATCTTCTTCTACTCTACTGCCATATCTTAATAAACCTGACAATGGTGTCAGTTTATAAATTCCTCTAGCTAGTACAGAAGCACTTACTTTGTCAGGAGACCTTGTAGAAACAAAGTCATCACTAAAGAAAAAGTTTGCTGTTTCAATTATATTCTTCATATAGAATTTAGAATTAAGATTTCTAAATAGAGAAGTTAAAACTCCCATAGATAACTCTGTCATATCTTTTTCTACAGCTTCAGGTATGTCTTCACTGTGTCTTAAAAATTTACCCATACTGTCAAACAAATCTGCCATAACAAAGAAAGGCATCATTACTGGGTCTGCTCTATTTAACTGAATATATCTACCATCATTTGTTTTGTAAGAATAAGGTTGCCACCCTGTAGACATTTCTCTTTCAGTATTTTCTCTGTAATTTCTCGAACCACCACCAGTTATTTTACCTGCTGATACTAAACTAAATGCTCCTGTCCATAATGCAAAACCCATAGTTGCTCTAGCGTTAGCTTCTGCCGCCGCTTCAACATTTAAGTATTTACCATCTGCACCTTTTTTTAAAGCATGTCTTGTAGATAGAACTAATCTGTTTGCTAAAGGTAGATGTTCAAAATTCCATTTAATTAAGTTAGATGGAGTATTAATAAAGTGTAACCCTAATGCTCTTGTCCATTTGTGTTTACTTGTAAAAGATAAAACCCCACCTGTAATACCACCTTCTAATTTTCCTGTTTCAGGGTTCATAGAATATGCAGATTGAGTATATGTACTTTCTCTAGCGTATTGTAATGGGTCATTAACTTGTAATTTATTTACGTCTGCTATGTTTTGACTAGGCATATCCACAGTCTCTATCGCACCACCTGAACCTGTTTTTTGATACTCAGCTTCTATTTCTTTAAATCTTACTTTAAACTCGTCATCATTGACTACACCTTTCCAAAATCCTTTACCTGTCTCACTTCTTATTTGTGAATTAATTTGAGATGTCATTCTTGCTTTGTAAGTCATAGTTTTAAGAAACTCATCACCTGCACTTAAAATTCTCATAGGAAATGTAGTTGCGTAACCTATTGGTCTAGCAACATATTTATCAAGACCTACTCCTACTACTCCCATTCTATCAGTAAGAAGTCTACTTGTAGCTTGTAACCATCTTTGTAATTGTCCTTGTCTAATGTTGTTATCAAATTTCATTTGCTTACTATCAAGAATACCTCTGCCTTCCATAAAACCTCTTTTAGCGGCTAACAGTGCATCTTTAGTGTAATAAAATTGATGGATATATGTATCAAATGCTTCTTTAGCTAAAGTGTTTGCTCTTTTTTTATCACTGACAGATAAGAAACCTGCTCTAACTAACATAGTTAAAGGTTTCCACTGCGTTTGAAACAGCCCAGACACAATGTTAATTGCGTGTGTGTCAGGAGAAGATAGCAAGTTATTGTTTATAAATTCTGATGTTAAATCCCAACCATCTACTTTTCTAGCATTCTGTAATGCCATAATAACTTGGTCTGTGTCATGTAGTTTAGCTATTGCTTTATAAAATTCTTTTGGATTTCCTGTTTTTAAAGTTGCCATTGCAGGGTCTTCAGGATTTATTTTTAACTCTGCGGCTCTAGTACCATCTTTGTTTACTTGCATAAACCTCATGGCTCTTGCAACATTTTTAGTAATTTCTTTTTGATTGATTAAAGTTTCACCTGCAATGTTTTGTCTTATGTTTAATTCTGCTAATATTTTTGCTTCTTCATCAGGAGTTATATCTAGTCTGTGTAAATCATTACCTAGCTTAACTATGTCATCACTTTGTTTAGCTAATAAATCTCCATGTGCTAATATTTCAGCATACAATAATCTATCTGCTTTTGCTCTTGATTTACCTAAAGCTAAAACTGCATCACTATCTAAACCTAAGACTTGTGCTTGTGCTATTGCGTATTTTTCAGAAACAACATCATCAACTATTTTACCTTCCCTGACCATTTGGTCTGCAAGGTTTTTTAAATGCACTCTTACTTTTTTAGGATATTTGTAGAAATTAAGCAGTTCTTCAGGTGGTTTTCCTGTTCCTATAGTTTTTCTTAAATTTATAATTTTCTCACCAATGCTGTTACCAGTCAGTTTGCTTTCAGTTGTAAGTCTTTCAACAGTCTGTTTATCAAGATTTTTATATAATGCTTTATCAGGTTTAGGTTCTGCTAAATCTTGAAATAATCTTTTACCTGTTATTTCACTTCTGCCATATTCATGTATATCTTTTAAATTTTTAACTGCTGTATTCTTACTTCCTCTCATGCCTAATTTAAAACCACCATAAGAAAATGCTCCGCCAAATACAGTTCCAAAACCAAACCCTGCACCTGTAGCTATTGCTCCTCTTGCTAAACTATATCCATCTGATACGCCTGTTTTAATTTCTGTAACTTGAAGCATAGTATCTTGGGCTGTTGCTATAACTGCACCTATTTTACCTTCTACTAATGCACCCTTCATCACAGCTTTTCCCATAGCTTCTTTCGTTGCTACTTTGGCTGTTTCTTCTAATACTTGTTTGTTAATTTCTCCTGCCACTCTACCTTTAAGGGCTTCAGTTAACCCTTTTCTGTAAGCAATTTTAGCCGCCTGACCTCCAATCCCAAATGATATTAAATTTACTGGGTCAGCAATCATTGCTCCACCATTGTCATATAACCATGAACCAAAACTTCTATTTGGGTCATTCCAAAATGATGGTAATGCGTGGTAAGTAGCTGATATGTAACCTAGCTGTGCATTTCTATCTGAACTATCAGTAAATGCGTTAGCTAAATCTTTAGTCATTGAGCCAGTGTTATTGTTTCTCCAAGACCTGTCATTGTAAAAATATTCTAATAAATCTGTATGAGACATTTCTGAAAATACGTTGTTACCTCTTGCTGTAATTTCGCTTTCACCATCTCTATGTGTGTAATAGCTTTTTAGCGTATTATAAAACTCTTCTGTTTTTATTTCTTCAAGTGCTTCTTCTTCACTTGTTACTTTTCTTAATTTGGAGATTGTTGATGATGCAGAAATTGCATCTGTTACTGTGGAAATTTTCTTTTTCTTTGTACTAAAATCTATCTTTGTAGCCATATTATCCTTCTATGTTGTAAGCACTAAATAACAATTCTTGAATTTGATTTAAGTTTGCATTGTTTTCTTCGTCTGTTCCGTCCATTAAACCTAATGAAGTTGTCATATTAATGAGAATGGTTCTGTAATTATCTTCACTCATAGCTGAGAGAATGTCTCCATTAAATTCTGAACCTAATACTTCTTGTATATATTTTTGAAATTTAGGGTCTCTTATTTGGTCAATAAATTTCTCTTGTGAAATAATCCCTTCAATTCTAGGAGCAAGTAAGAAATCTTGTTTTCCTGCTGTTTTAATATTTTCTATTATTTCATTTGTAAATTTCTGGAGTGTAACAGGCTCACCTCCTCTTTGAAATATTACAGTGTTATCTG